CGTGAAGGATGCCACATCTTCTTTGCCAACTCTTCAAAGAACACAGCACATCGTTCTGTAATGCGTTCTTTACTTTGTGTTTCTGAGATGGCATTGACACGGTGGATATACTCACGAATAGATTCGTTACTTTCACGGATCGGAAGTAAATAATTATCCGTATGAAATATTTCACTCAGTCTTGCAGGAAGAGTATCCGGAAAACAACTCAAGTGATTGCTACAACAATTTATAATTTGAATAGATTCCGGAAGAACATCCGGTAATCGTGTCAAACGATTCTTGGCACAATTCAGTAGCTCGAGAGATTTCGGAAGTTTTTCCGGCAATAGAGTGAGGTTATTATTATCGCATACTAACTTCGCAATTGCAGGAGGAAGAGTCTCTGGAAGTCTGGTTAGAATATTGTTGTAACAATATAAGTCTACAAGACTTGCCGGAAGAGTCTCTGGAAGTGATGCCAAACGGTTGCTTTGGCACCAAAGTCTAGAGAGACTGGTAGGGATAACATCAGGCAGTTTGGAAATACGATTCTGATCACAACCTAAGATTTTAATACTTGCCGGAAGAGTCTCCGGAAGCATGGTCAATTGATTGTTTGAACAGTACAAGTATTCCATGCTTTTTGGAAGAGTGTCCGGAAGGGTTGTGAGACGATTGTTTCCGCAGTCTATTAGGTAAAGACCTTCCGGAAGTGTTTTTGGAAGTTCAGTGAGTTGATTATAATAGCAATACAATACTTTCAAACTCTTTGGAAGATTATCTGGCAACTTTGTAAGTCTATTATGAGTACAACTCAATTCTGTAGTACCTTCCGGAATTTTCGGAAGCTCTGTAAGTCCAAGTCCCGAAATTCGAAGGTATCCGATAGGTGAATGTCGGATAATCGTCATTGCATGATCCATTTCACCTTTGGTATTGTATTCAAACGTAAAAATAATAAATCCATTTTTTATTTATACAGAATCAATAAATTGCCAACGCAAGTACTCACAGATTTTTTTCCAGATTTGATCATGTGCAATAAGTCTATCTCTTGATTTCAGTAAAGGAAAGTAGACTTTATATTCATCAAGTTCAAGTAACTCAAAAAATTTATATAAAATGTATGAATACGATAAAAAGTTTGTACGGTCATCTGGACAATAGAGCAAAAACGGCGCTTGGATTTCTTGAAACATAGTTCGTATCTTCTCTTCAATTTCAGGAGTGATTGTTGGTGGAGGGTTTCCGTTCAAGCGAGACAAAATATGAGTTGCATGTTCATAATACTTTGATCGATTGAGTTTCTTTAGAATTTCTCGCATTCCTGTTTCCGTAAGTTCTGCGATATTTTGAATTCGTCGTTTTTTAATTTCAAGAACAACTTCATTCATAACGTCTTCTGGAATAATTGTAGATTCTTTTGCTTGGAACTGATTTAGGATTTCATTCAGGTGATTAATTTTTTTGTATGCGTAATTATTTCGTTCTTTGGGAGGATCACGAAACGATGGAAAATCAGACACAACAAGTAAGTACTCTTCCGATCCACATTTCGGGCACACAAGACTTTCATCGTCCAATTGTTCGCGCGGAACATTGCATTTATCGCAGTGATCAGAAACGCTTTTAATCACATCTACAGTGTGTCTATTTACTTTCATTCGACTCGTGAATTCATTATATAGTTCTTTTTTGGAAACAGACGGATTCTCTTGTGGCTGCAAGTACAAATACTTGACAAATGTATTTTTATCCGAGGGTGTTGAAGACATGGATTGAGCTTTTTCAGAGCTTCCGTAATATTTCAACATAATATCTGCATTTTTCAAGTAATAATCTTCGACTGGATTTTTTTGCAGTAGTTGTTTGGTGACTTTGGATAACTCTTCTTGGATTTTTGTTGCAATATGTACATTCTCAAGAGAATCCATTTGATCTTCAAGTTCTTCTTTGCGTTTTCGTAGTTCATCTATGTTCATTCGACTCTCTCTCATTGACGAGACAATCGTTTGATGTACCGAATCCAGAGTTCCAAGAGAATCCTGCTGCTTAGACTTTGCAGGCCCATCTCTGCTCTTCTTAATTCGAAACACGTTTTCCATTGAAGTATTTCAATTATTTCGCTGAAAATACAAGTAACGCAAGAATACCAACAATTGCGACCGGAAGCGTATAGTTCCATTGGTTTCCGAACGATTCTGTAGATGGAGGAGAACAGTTTGAAATATCGACTTCTTGACATTGATCAGACGAAAAATCAGGATCTAGCGAAGGAGTTAAAAATTGATAGGGGGTTCCAGATGTAACATTGCATTTGTAACATCCACATGATGGAGATGAATCTGCAGTCATTGCAGAAAACAAGTAGGTCGGATTCAATCCTTCAATATCATCCACGACTCCTGGAATCAATCCATTAAAGTCCGATCCAAGTTCACTCATCGATGCAGGAAGGGCAGCGGATCCCGAAGACATATTGTTCACATAATTATATCTTGATCGTAATTGACCGTCGGATGCAGTACATGTTCCTCCAGTATTCACAAAAAACTGATTTCCAAGTGGTGGATCTCCTGTAATTAACGTTTGGACATAGTATGCAATTGCGCTTGCATTTCTTCCTAATTGACTAAACGTTCCATCGGAACCTACACCTTGTGCAGAGGGTCCTTGAATATTGTCTGCATAACTATAGTCAGGTCCCAAAATATCGGTTGTGGATCCAGAAATATCGGACCACATCGAATTGGATCCAAGATCTGCCATTACTTCTTCAAAACGAATTTTTACAGAGTAAATCTTGAAACTGTAAGAAATGCCTTCCAACAGGTTCCATAATACATTTCTGCACCTTGCAGAGATACGTTTGCGTGGAAAGATTATCGCAGAAGCAAGGAATCGAGTTGGATCTCGATCGAGAGGATGCGGATGGTCGGAAAACACAATACACGCAGAACGCGCGGTTGTGAAACGTTTGGGTGACCTTTCACAACTACGTGGAGCTGTTTTGATTGTCATTCGACTGAATAACAGCGGCGAGTGTATGAACTCGGAACCGTGTGCGGACTGCAAGAAATTTCTTAGGAAATGCATGGATAAGTACGGGCTTCGACGTGTTGAATATTCGTAACCAAAAAACGAAATCTTTTTTACAGTCAACACATATTAACAAAATGCGAGTCACACCATTTCCAATTTATTTGTGCGCTCCGCTCTACGGTATTGATTTGGAAGATTGTTTCTTTACTCTCTCCTATGATACCGCGAAAGAATGGGTTCTTCAGTCGCGAACAACACGACAATTTATCGAGTACCGACTCGATCATACCCTGACTGGATTCAACCGTGCGATCATTCATTCGTATCAAGGAGATATACTTGTTGCACAAGACTCTTAGAACAACGCATTCAATAGTGTTCCTGTCACGTATGCAATCAGTACTGCCGCGCCTCCTAGAATGGCTGAACCTAGATACGACGGAACTCCTCCGGACGTATATGTGTTTGGAATGTACTGCAAAATGAGTGATCTAGGCGTGCTGAGAGAAATAACAAATGCTCCTACAAAAAACCCAACGAATGTCAATAGGTGCTTGAACGAGTGCCGAATAGAGTGAAACATGTGCGACGAACTGTCCACACTTGGTTTACTGGACGATACTTGAGGAGCAATAAATGGGTCTACTCCGCCTGTCACAATAGGAGAAAAGGTAGTTGACTGTGGCAACGATGGATTCTGTACGGGTCCACTTCCCAATAACTCACTAAGATCCGTTGCTCCGTCTGCCATTTTTACTTAGACGAAAGTATTTTGCACTGAGTATCTTGCGCATGGTATCGAAAACACTTTCCATCCATTTTTACAATGTTTGATTCTGCAGTATCGAGTGGAACTGCCAGTGTTTTTTGAATATAAAATGGTTTACGGAATAAACAAATCGCGACCCCTAATCCAATAATAAACGAAAAAAGTGGAAGACTGTCTCGTGGGACAATATTCATTTATGTTTGACTGCGAGAACATTCATTGATGTTGCACTCTCTGTACAAGGCACTTCTTCGGACGTAAACGATACACACCCAGAGTCTGTATGCAGTGGCTCTTGTTCCA